TTCCGGTTACCGGTTACTGGTTTTTGGCGTGGTTCCGCGGTTTTTTAAGATTTTTTAAGATTCGGCGGGCACACAGCTCTGGGTACAGCAGCAAGGTCCATGTTTCTCACAAATAATGTATAGTATTTTTGTATTAGATACGTTAGTATAGGATAAAGCCCACAGGTACCCTACAGGTACCCTAAGGGTCCCCGGAGCGCGAATGGAAGCACAAGAAGTAACCTCGAAACGATTAAAGCTTGAATTAAGGCTAGAGCAGTTAAAAAAAATAGATTATTCACAAAATAATTTTTTACATTTTGTGAAGTCTATGTGGCCTGAATTTATTGCAGGGGCCCATCATAAAATTATATCTGACAAGCTTGAAGACATTGCAAGCGGTAAACTAAAAAGATTGATTGTTAACATGCCCCCGCGACACACGAAGTCTGAGTTTGCCAGCTATCTCTTTCCAGCGTGGATGATCGGCCGTAAGCCGACAATGAAAATTATACAGGCGACACACACAACAGAACTTGCTGTCAGTTTTGGTCGTAAAGTAAAAAACCTTCTGGAACGTGACGAGTACAAGGAAATATTTCCAGACGCACATCTATCTGTTGACAGTAAGGCATCTGGTCGTTGGGATACAAAAGCCGGCGGCATGTATTACGCCGTGGGTGTCGGATCAAACCTAGCGGGTCGTGGTGGAGATCTTATTGTTATTGATGACCCACACTCGGAACAGACAGCTATGTCAAACTCCGGTTTTGAAGATGCGTGGGAATGGTATACGGGGGGACCCCGACAGAGACTACAGCCCGGAGGAGCAATAGTTCTTGTACAGACAAGATGGTCGCTGAAAGATATGACAGGACAGTTGATAAAATCCATGGCCAAGGATCCCCTAGCTGACCAGTGGGAGGTTATTGAGCTGCCAGCCATTATGCCCAGCGGCTCTGCCTGCTGGCCGGAATACTGGTCAAAAAAAGATTTAGACTCTGTAAAAGCTTCTATACCGCCGTCCAAATGGAATGCACAGTACCAGCAAAACCCTACCGGTGAGGACAATGCGATTATTCCCCGTGGCTGGTGGAAACGATGGAAGAAGAAAAACGTGCCTGACCTAAAATATGTTATACAAAGTTATGATACGGCGTTCACGAAACGCGAAACGTCAGACTATTCTGCCATAACTACATGGGGTGTGTTTTCTCCTGAAGAAGGCGGACCACCAGGATTAATACTACTGGACAGTAAAAAGGGACGTTGGGACTTTCCAGATTTAAAAGCCAAAGCTTTAGATGAATATGAGTACTGGGACCCCGACACGGTAATCGTGGAAGCAAAAGCAAGTGGGCTACCTTTGACCCACGAACTACGGAACACGGGTATTCCTGTTGTAAACTTTACGCCTTCTAAAGGTAATGACAAGGTATCAAGGGTCCACTCGGTATCACCTTTGTTTGAAGCAGGGATGGTCTGGGCCCCCGAAGAGACGTTTGCAGACGAGATGATAGAAGAAGTTGCAGCTTTTCCAAATGGAGAGTATGATGACCTTGTAGATAGTATGACGCAGGCTTTAATGCGTTACCGGCAGGGTAACTTTGTAAACCTGCCTTCGGACGATTGGGGCGATGACGAATTGAAAGAGACAAGGATAAGGGCTTATTATGGATGACTTCATGGATCTTATTCAGTGGATTGGCGGCGAACCGTTTGCCGTGGGACTCCACCGAAAAAAAATTTTAGTAGGCGGTTTTGAAAAACTTTCGGATCTTGAAAGAGAAGCTTTGCAATACGAAGCTGACTGGCATGACAGGTATAATGTCAAAGGCGACCAGTACGGCATGAACTTTCAGAATGGTGGGGTAGTATCTTTACCCGCCGCACAAAAAATAAATAATTATTTTAATAAACTAAACAATGGGAGATAAGAATGAGTGACGAAGAACAACTTTTAAAAGCAGACGGGTTTGATAAGGCAGTTTTAGGCGTTGGCCGAAGATGCGGCCAACCGGACCTTTTAGTGTACGATTATCACAAGTGTTGCGAAATACTTGTGAAACGTGATAAGATGACGTATGAAGATGCAATGGAGTTTATGGAATATAATGTCGTAGGTGCATGGGTAGGAGAATTAACACCTGTTTTTGTAAATACAGACAAAGAAGAAATAAGTGAACTTTATGATTTATCAGAGGTACAGTTAGATGGCAAAACCACCCATTAGTTTAATGGACAGAAATGTTCCGGCACAGCTTGATCCGCAAGATCTGGAAGCTGAGATAGAGTTAGAGCTTCCCGGAAGTTTGGAGCCCAGAGAAATTGGTGAAATAGAAGTTGAGATGGAAGAAGACGGCGGTGCTGTCATTGATTTCGACCCGACAGCCACGGCTGCCGAATCAGCTCCACAGGATTTTTTTGGTAATCTAGCAGAAAACATTGATGACCAGCAGCTAAGTACGTTAGCTGGTGAACTGGTAGCGGAGTATGAAGCAAACAAGAGCGGCCGTCAGGAATGGGAAGATGCTTTTGCAAACGGTCTGGAACTTCTTGGTTTTAATTACAGTGAACGCTCGGAACCTTTCAATGGAGCCACAGGCGTTACACATCCGCTGTTAGCCGAAGCTGCTGTGCAGTTTCAGGCACAGGCATTTAACGAGCTGTTGCCAGCAGGTGGTCCGGTAAGAACAAGTATTATTGGAGCGACAACAAGGGAAACGGAAGATCAGTCACAGCGTGTAAAAGATTTTATGAACCATTACATTACAAACGTAATGGAAGAGTATACACCTGAGTTTGACCAGATGTTGTTTTATTTGCCGCTGGCAGGATCTACCTTTAAGAAAGTATATTATGACGGGGCCCTCGACAGGGCTGTCAGTAAGTTTGTACCGGCAGAAAACCTTATTGTGCCTTACGAAGCAAACGATTTAGAAACCTGCCCTAATATAACACATACTGTAAAAATAAATTTAAACGAACTACGAAAGCAGCAGATATCAGGGTTCTATCTTGATATACCTGTATTACCGCAACAGGGTAACAGCAGTTCGTTGACACAGGAGATAAACGAATTAAGCGGTATGGAACCGTCACAGATAGATTATGACTGTACATTATTGGAATGTCATGCTGACCTAGACTTAGAGGGTTACGAAGATATGGGTAAGGACGGTGAGCCTACCGGTATAAAGATACCCTATATTGTGACAATCAGTCAGGATAATGGACAGGTATTGTCTATTCGTAGAAATTATGCAGAAGCAGACCCACAGAAGAAAAAGATACAATATTTTGTACATTATAAATTTTTACCCGGTTTTGGGTTTTACGGACTAGGTTTGATACATACTATCGGTGGTCTGTCACGGACCGCGACTGCTGCATTGAGACAGTTGATTGATGCAGGTACGTTATCTAATTTACCAGCAGGCTTCAAGGCCCGTGGCTTACGGATCAGGGACGATGAGGAACCGCTCCAGCCCGGAGAGTTTAGGGACGTAGATGCCCCAGGTGGTGCAATAAGAGATTCTTTGATGCCGCTACCTTTCAAGGGTCCCGACCAGACATTATTTCAGTTATTAGGTTTTGTTGTTCAAGCAGGACAACGATTCGCAACTATTACCGACTTAAAGGTTGGTGATGGAAACCAGCAGGCAGCCGTAGGTACTACCATAGCAATGATGGAACAGGGCTCACGGGTCATGTCTGCTGTACATAAACGCTTGCATTATGCAATGCGTGTAGAATTTAAACTACTTTCTAAAGTTATGGCCGATAGCTTGCCGCCTGAATATCCTTATGCGATAGAAGGCGCGGAAGCTACGATCAAAGCACAGGATTTTGATGATCGTGTAGACATCATCCCTGTGTCCAATCCAAACGTCTTTAGTCAGTCTCAGCGTATCGCGCTTGCTCAGACACAAATGCAGCTAGCAGCACAAGCTCCTGAAATGCATAATATGTATGAGGTGTACCGTGATATGTATGAAGCATTGGGTGTAAGAAATATTGATAAATATCTTAACCCACCTGTTTCTCAGGAGCCTGCACCAAAAGACCCAGCACAGGAGAATATGGATGTATTGGATCAAGCCCCCCTTGTGGCCTTTCAAGGACAAAACCATCAAGCGCATATCATGGCCCATTTGGTTTTTGGCGGTTCGCCTACAGTTAGTGGAACGCCTCCGGTTGCTGTTGCATTACAAAAACACGTTATGGAACATGTTAAAATCCAAGCTCAAGAACGGGCTATGGCTGAAGTCACTCAAAAAAGAGGACCCCAAACGCAAGAGGGGCCGTCCCAAGAAGAAATCCTGACTATGGAATCTTTAACAGCACAATATGTGGCTGAAGGGTTGCAGCAGGTTCAGCAACTTAGCCAGCAATTAAGCGGTGCAGGAGCCCCTGACCCTGTTGTTGAATTAAAACAACAAGAATTACAGCTAAGAGCACAGAAAGATCAGGCCGATATAGAGCGTGAACAAGCTAAATTGCAACTAAAAAGTAAACAGATCAATCAATCGGGCGATATTTCACGGGAAAGAATACAAAGTCAGGAAAACATGACGGGTGATCGTATCGATGCTGCGAGAGAACGAGAAATTTTGAAACAACAGGCAAAACAAAGGAGTGGACAATGAGCAAAGTTCGTATTGTTACCGGAAAAGCAAAGGTAAAAATGATAAATGACGACCAAAGCTATAAGTTAAAGCAGGTTTCTGTACCAAAAGGGCCTTTAAAGAAGAAAAAAGCCCTTGGAATGGGTGCAGCGAAGCGTGGCGGTGACTATTTAGGCGTGTAATGTCTGAAAAAAAGCTACAAGAAGGCAGTAGATACTTAAAACATGACCTTGATGGTGATGGAATTGTAACGGACGAAGAAATAGCCCGTGAAGAACGAATTATTCGTTTGGAAAACAATGATAAGATGCAGGACCAGCAGCGTATGCTTTGCTGGGTGTCTTCCATATCTTCCATAGTGTTAATTGTAGTAGTAATGTCACCTCTTATTCCAAATGCAAGGGTAGAAATGGTCACAGCTTTACTTTCTACCTATGTTGTAGCAAATTTAGGTATTGTAGCAACATTTATGGGTACGACTGCTTTTACAAGGTCAAAAGAAAATGGTAAATGATATGGGTATTGATAGTAATTTTACATGGAACGGATATACAAGAACGTGTTTTTTTCTCAGATCTTAACACATGTCTCTCCTTTGCCGAAAAAATACGGGCACAGAACACGCACCAGCAAACTGCGTTTTCCCAAGTTTATGTCACGACTTACTGCGTTCCTCAAAAGGAAGGACAATGAAGATCCTAAATACTTAAAAGGAAAAAGTAAATGATGGAACAAACAATAAGTGACGTAGAAAACTTAACTAAAACCGTTAATTTTAATGAGGGTGGTGGTAGTGATGTTGAAGCTGGTATACAGTTTATTTACCACATGCGAGAGCACTTGGTTGATATTGGAATTGCGACAGTATATGGTTTAGCTGTATACGCACTGTTTTTATGGATTACTAAAACAATAAAGGGGTAACAAATGGCTGTAAAGGGATTTAGAAAACCAAAATCAAGTGGAGGAAAATCAACTCCAAAAAACAAAGCATTATACTCAAGAGTTAAATCCGAAGCAAAACGTAAGTTTGATGTATATCCTAGTGCTTATGCAAATGCTTGGCTTGTTAAGACATACAAGAAAAGAGGCGGAACTTACTAATGGCTAAACCACAGGGCGGCCTGACTAAATGGTTTAAAGAAGATTGGCGCGATGTAAAGACAGGAAAAAAATGTGGTCGATCTGGTAAAGAAAAAAAGAAAAGACCATATCCTGCTTGCAGACCTGCCGCCGTTGCTGGTAGAATATCAAAATCAGAAGCTCGTAAGAAAACAGGATCGGGTAAAGTCAAATGGTCTGTAACAGCTTCGGGGCGTAAACGTAAGCCAATGAGAAAAACAAAGAAAGCATAATGGCACGAAAACCAGACAAACAACCACCTAAGACTAAAAAGTATTATCGCTCTACCAAATCTGGTGCGGGTATGACAAAGGAAGGTGTTGCCAGATACAGGCGTGAAAACCCTGGCAGTAAATTAAAAACAGCGGTCACGGGTAAGGTTAAAAAAGGCAGTAAGGCTGCAAATAGACGTAAATCATATTGTGCAAGATCATTAGGTCAGTTGAAAAGAAGTTCAGCAAAGACAAGAAATGATCCTAATTCAAGAATTAGACAAGCAAGAAGAAGATGGAAATGTTAATATATGAGGAAGGTTCGCAGGGGTGCCTGCCTTCCTCACCAGTTATGAGGGGTGTTTGTGTATTTTAACTTTAACTTTATTTAGAGTAGATATTTTATACAAATGGTAAGGCAGATACCCCTCACCAAATAAGGAGTTAATATGTTAGGACTAGGAAGTATAATAGGGCCAATAGGTTCATTAGCCAGTACGTGGTTACAAGGACGTGTTGATAAAGCTAAAGCAGAAACAGATGTTAAGGTAGCTAAAGCCAAAGCCGAAGCAAAGGTTTACGAGACGGAAGCAACATCTAGTTTTCTTAATGAGCAAGCTCTTACAAATCAAATGGGTGAAAGTTGGAAGGACGAATTTTGGAGCCTGATTTTTGGGGCAATCCTTGT